GAAGGGATGCCGGAGTTCCGGAAAACCATCCTTGCGATGACCGGCCGCGAACTGGATGACACCGTGTTGAAGGTGTTGCAGGAGATGGGCGAGCCAACGCAAATGGCGCTGTTGCAATACTTCGATTCCCTCACCGGCAAGCACGATGGCGAAAGCCTGCAACGCGCGTTGCAGCACCGCTGGTGGAACAAGTATCGAAAACAGGGTTTGCCGGTTGGCTACACCAGAAACCTAGCCATCCAAGCCCTTGTGCGCGATGGCAAGGATGGTTGGGGTTTCAAGGTTGCGAAGCTCAAGCGCGGCCTTGGTTACTTGCTGCGCCTCAAAGCTTGGGGCCCTGGCATGTTCCTGATGGAATCCGGCCGCCATTCCCAGCGTTCCTATGTTGGGTTCAACGGGGCGTTTTCGATCCTGAAGCGGTTTCGGTACACGGCCGAAAGCCAATTGAATCGCAAGTTGCCCGAAGTGTTTGAGCGCCTAGCGGCCAAAGCCGCGGCGCGGAATGGGGTGAAATGAGTAGCACAATCATCGCAGCCATCCGCCAGGGCTTGGTTCAGAACACCGCGGTGACAACGCTGGTGCCGGAATCCCGGATCACTTCCGCGTATCGCCAGGACACCGGAACCCTGCCCGCCATCGTGCTGACGGTGCAGACTGACGAGGCCGTGAGCCCGTCATTTCCCCGCACCGATTGCCTGCGGCGTATGGCCATGAACATCGAATGCATCGCAACCAGCTTGAAGGCCGCGCGCGAACTGGGCGAGATCGTGCGCCGCGCAATGCATGGCGCAGCCGGTACGGCAAGCAGCACAACCATCCATGAAATCCGTGAAAACGGCATCACATCGACTTATGATGTGGGCGCAGAAGGCACGGAAACGGGAATCCATATCGCGGTGGTTTCGGTCGATGCCTACTACCGCGCGCAATCGGTTGCACCCACCACCATCACCACCCCCGGCGGGTAAAAAAGAGAGGAAACGCACATGGCCGCATTCACGAGTTTCGGAACCACGCTCAAGGTTGGCCCACTTGCCAGCGGCGCTTATTCAGCGCCAAGCGCAGCGGTTGGCGAAATCCTGTCGCTCAACCTTGACGGGATCAAGCTGAACACCATCGATGTTTCGAACCTGGGCAACCAGTTTCGCACCTACGCAGCCGGGTTGATCGATAGCGGCACCGTGTCGCTGGAGGTGAATCTTGACCCCGATGACGCGCAGCAGGTGACCGTGCTGGGCCAACTGGATGTGACCGCGGCCACCACTCGCCCGGTGCTGAAGTCTTGGCTCATTACCTTCGGAAACGGTGTTAGCGGCACCAACCCCGGAGCCACCTTCTCATTCATCGGATTCGTCACCGATTTCAGCGCGAAAGGTGCGATGGATTCGGCGGTTACCGCGTCGATCAGCATCAAGATTTCCGGAAGCGTCACCTTCACGGATCAGGACTAAACCGTGAGCGACTTGAAAGCCAAGTTTCTCGCACTCCGGGCCACCGTTCCTACCGAGGAAGTAGAGGTGCCCGGAGTGGGCGTTGTGACCATGCGCGGGCTCACCGCAGGCAAGCGAGACGAGTGGGAGCAGCGCATTTGGAGCGCCAAGGGAAAGACCCTCACCAACATCCGCGCCAGCCTCGTGGCCATGTGCGCCTACGACGGTGACGCTCCGATGTTCAGCGCCGCGGACATCGAAGCCATCGGAGACATGCCCGCATCCGTCATCGATGAGTTGTACGACATCGCCACGCGTCTTTCTGGCATGGGTGCGAAAGACAAGGAAGCCATCGAAAAAAATTGAGTGAGCGACCGCTTCGGCGCTTCCTGTTTCAACTGGCACTAGCGTTAGGGAAGACGGTCGCGGAACTAGAGGAAACCATGTCGAGCCGCGAACTAACCGAATGGATCGCATACAACGCAGTCCAGCCTTTCGGTGATACGCGCGCCGATTTGCGTTCCGCGATCATCGCCAGCACCGTAGCGAACTGCCACCGCACCAGCGGCACGCCATTCAAGGTGGCGGATTTCATGCCCTACGAAGAGAAGCCCAAGGGCGCGCCGCTGGATGCGGTGAAGCAGTTGCGCGCCATGTTTGGAGGAAAGCGCAATGGGTAATGTTGCAGCGTTCAAAACCCGTATCACGCTTGAATCCGATCAGTACATCGCCGGGTGGAAGAAGGTGGAATCCGCTACCACGGACAAGGTGAGCGGTATTGAGAAGGCCATTGCCAAGGGTATGAAGTCTTGGAGCGGATCGATGGGGAAAGCCATCGGCGGGTTTCTTGGAATCCAGCTTGCGGACACGCTGCTGAAGTCCATCGATGACACGCTGAAGAATCCGATTTTCAACACAACCGGCGCGAACATCGCCTACGCCATCGGCGATGGTTTAGCCAAGACCCTCGAAAGCATCCCGGTGGTGGGCACCATCGGAAAGATGCTTGGGCAGAGCGAGAGCGGAGACATGGAAGCGCGGCAAAAGGCCAGCCGCGACGATGCCGCGCGAAATGAGCGGATGCTTGCCGTGGGTTCAAAGATGGTTGCCGATTTGGAGAAGCAGCGCGAACTAGCCGCCGCGGTGAGCGACGAACAGCGCACCCGCGTGGAGCGAGCGCAGCGCCTGGCGGAACTTGAAAAGCAACTGAACGATCAGATGGCGAAAGAAAACGCCAGCGGGCCGCAAATCTTGGCGGCGCGCGAGAAGCTGCGCGCAGCATTTGAGGCCACCAGCGCGGCGCAGGATCAGGCAATACAGCGGCAGGAACGCGAGAAGATGATTGCCGATGAACTGGCAGACGCAGAAGCGAAGCGGTTGAAAACACAGGAGGAAGCAGCCAAGCGCGCCGAAATGCGCGCCGCCGCCGAGGAGCGCCGCGAGGAATCCGTGATCAACTTCATGGAAGAATTGCAGGATGCGCTAGACGAGCGCACGATGACCGAGGAACAGTTGTTTCAAAAGAAGATGGATCGGTTGGGCCTTGACGCGCAGGAACAAGAGAACGCGCGCGCGTTGAATGAGAAACTCAAGGCGGCATCGCAAACAGCACCCAAGACCGCTGCGGTTTCCAACATCGAAAGCATCCAAAGCGCCGTGGGCAGCGTGAAAATGGCTGGCACCACGAGCGGGCTGGATAAACTGGCGAAGCCCGCAGAGGCCACCGCCAAGGCCACGCAGGCCAGCGCCACGCACCTGGCGAAACTCGCAGCAGCAACGGGAGCCGTGTAAATGCCTGTGACCATCAACATTGCCCAGCGCGCCGGTGGAACCACGATCAACTTTGAGCGCGGCAAGTGGAGCGGCAGCGCGCAATATGTGATCACCGAGGCGGCTGGTCAGGCGCTTACCGCAACAGACATACTTTCAGATACATCCGTTGGCGGTGTGGTTTCGAAACTTTTTCCTGTTGAGTACGGCGGCAGCGGCGGCGCAATCACCGATCAAGGTTCATTCTTTTCGGGCCGCGTGACGCAGCCCAGCTTCTCGCTGGCAATGGTTGATGATGGCGGCTATGTGTGGCAGGCCACCGTTACTTTCGACTCACAGACCGCGGACAATGGCACCACCACCACGGATAACAAGGTGGAGCGCGAGGTGGGATTTACCGCCATCGAATACAGCTTGAGCGGCGAGGGCGTGGATGTGTGGCGGGTTGGCGCAACTGCACCCGCGAACAAGTCCACCCCAGCCGATACTGACATCGGCGGCACCAAGGTTGATAGCGGCGGCGAGCCCATCACCTATTTCAACAATGTTGCAAAGGTGACCGTTCGCAATGTGGTTGCTGGCAGGCCCAGCCCGCCCGTGGGGTTCATCAACAACCGGAACAGCGCCAGCTTTACGATTGGCCCCTACTCATTCCCGACTGACACGCTGCTGTTTACGGGTTGCAGCATCACGCGGGTGGGCGCTGCAACCTATGAAATCGTCTACTCATTTGTCTATGACAATGGCTACCACCTGCGGCAGATCGCCAAGCGCGGCCCCGATGGGCAGGTGATCAAGGGCAAAAAAACCGACACCTGCGGCAGCGCGCCAACCACCGTGCCGGATGGGGAGATGAGCAACGCGTTGTGTGTGTTCTTCCGGCAGCCGTTCCCAACCACCAGCGCCTTTAGCGGCATCGGCATTACGGGCATCTGATGTTCGTCAACGGCGTTACCCGCGGCAATGTTGGCCCCTGGTCACCGAACCAAGTTCGCACCATTGCGGACACCATCAACCGCATAAACGG